TGATTTATATTGATGGCGCGTTATGGAGGTTAAATAAAGTAGTTGATTTTAATCCAAGCATTCCCCAAACAACCAAATGTGAATTGCTAAGAGTTATAGAATTATTTTACCCAAGTTAATATGGCGAATGAAATAGTAGGAATTGATTTACAATTTACGGGTGGTAAGCAAGCTGAGGAATCGGTTATTTCAATAAAAAGACAACTCCGTGATGCGACTGCTCAAGTAGCATTATTGGCTGAAAAGTATGGAGTAACTTCAAAGGAGGCAACCGAAGCAGCAAAACGTGCTGGACAACTTCGTGACCAAATAGATTTATCAAATCAGTTAATTAACGGATTTAACCCTGATACAAAATTCAAGGCTGCGACTTCTGCTTTAAGTGGTTTAGCCAGTGCATTTGGAGGTTTGCAAGGTGCGATAGGTTTGTTTGGTGTTGAGTCTGAAGATGTAGCTAAAACCTTATTAAAAGTTCAATCCGCTTTAGCATTATCACAAGGTTTAGAAGCATTAGGAGAGTTAAAGGATTCGTTTGCCGTTTTAAAGTCAGTTGTTTTAGATGCCTTAAAAGCAATTCGTGTCGGGATTGGTGCTACTGGAATTGGATTATTGGTAATTGCAGTAGCCGCTTTGGTAACTTATTGGGATGACATAAAGGGATTAGTTACTGGGGTATCTTCTGAGCAAAAGAAATTACTTGCAGATACTCAAAAAACGGCTGATGCTCAAAAGAAAAACTTAGATGCGGTAACTGAATCAGAAAATGTTTTAAAACTTCAAGGTAAAACTGAACAACAAATACTTGGGATTAAAATAAAGCAGACTGAAGAAACAATTAGAACCCAAGTAGCTTTATTAGAAACTCAACAATCGGTTGCTAAATCACAAGAAGCAATTGCGGAAAGAAATAAACAAATATTAAAAGCGGTAATAAGCGTAATTGCATTACCATTAACTTTAGTATTAACAACAATTGATGAAGTTGGAAAAGCACTTGGCAAAAATTTTGGATTGCAAGAAAAATTTGCTGGTGGGTTAGCAAGTTTTATTTTTGACCCTAAAGAAGTAAAACAACAAGGTGAGAAAGTAGCAAAAGAAACAAATACGCAAATCACTAAATTAAAAAATGATTTAGCTGGATATAAACTTGATGTAAAAAAAATAAATGACGATGCAGCAGAAAAAGAATTAAAGAAATTACAAGAGGATGCTGATAAAAGACAAAAAATAGCTGAGGAAGAAGCTGAAAAAGCATTTGCTTTGTTACAAAAAAAATCAGGCGAAATTAAATTAGAAAACGAAAAGATTTCAGATACTCAAGCAGAAAAGTATTTAAGTGATTTTGAAAAAGAAAGAGAAGCAATTGAAGAAGATTTTAATTTAAAAGCAGAAAAGAGAGCAATTTTTGGAGAAAGCACTGCTCTTATTGAAGAAGAAAGAAGAATTAAATTATCTGCATTACAAAAAAAATACGATGATTTAGATTTAGCATCAATACAAGAAACAAATGAAAAATCAGTACAATCTACTAATTCTACTTATTTAAATCTTGAAGATAAAGCAAGAAAAGAAAAGGCTTTACTATTAGCTAAAAAAGAATATAGGAAAGCAATACAAATGCAAGAAGCCGACCTTGCTATTCAATTTGGCTCATTAATACAACAAATTGCTGGAAAGAATAAAGAATTAGCTATTGCTGGTATAGTTATAGAGCAAGCTGGTGCTATTGCTAAAATTATATTTAATACTCAAATATCAAATGCTAGGGCAGCAGTTGAATATGGTATAATTGCAGCTGCTCCGTTTCAATTAATAAATACTATTTCGGCAGGATTGTCTATTGCTTCATCAATTGCTGCTGGAGCGCAAGCAATTTCATCCATTAACTCTGCTGAGAGTGGAGGTAATGCATCAGCTGGTGCATCTTTGCCAAGTAGTGGCGGAGGCTCTGCTCCAATAGCACCAAGATTTACTCCAAGTGCGCCAACTCAATTAGACCAAACTTCTTTAAATGCTATTGGGAATGTGGCTGCACGAGCATACGTTGTTGAATCAGATATTACGGGAAGTCAAAAAAGAATAAGGAGAATTGAAAACTCTGCAAGAATTTAAAAACAAATAATATGAAATTACCAATTTATCAACTTGAAATTAGTGACGATTTAAATGACGATGTTGAAGTTGACTTTGTTGCTTTGGTTGATAGACCAGCAATTGAAAAAGACTTTTTAATGTTTAAAGAAGCAAAGGCTAAATTTGTCATTCAGTCTGAGGATAGAAGAATTGTTTCAGGTGCTTTGATGTTAGCCGATACTCCTATTTATAGGAACGACCAAAACGGAGAGTACTATGTTACGTTTACTAAAGATACGATTGAGAAGATAGCGCAAAAGTTCTTTAAGAAAGGTTATCAGTCAAACGTAAACTTGATGCACGATGAGGCTTTAGCAGTTGAAGGAGTAACGATGTACGAATCGTTTATTGTGGATTCATCACGGGGAGTAATGGCAATGAAAGGTTTTGAGGATGCACCCGAAGGCTCTTGGTTTGGAAGTTTTAAAGTAGAAAATGAATCAGTTTGGAATAAGATTAAATCAGGAGAATTTAAAGGATTTAGTGTTGAAGGGATATTTAATTACAAGAAAGAAAAGCAACCGATGAGCGTTGAAGAATCGCTATGGTCTGAGATATGTTCGATTTTAGAACAAATAGATTTTGGTGGTCCTGGTAGTGGTAGAAGGCCAGAAGGTGGATCAGAAAAAGAATCAAAGGGTACTGGTAGAATGCCGAAAGTGGCAATCGTAAAACCAGGCGATCCGAGAATTTCATCATTAAGACAAGGCGCTAAAGCTTCATCCTCGGAAGTAGATAAAGTAGGAAAAGACTATGCTGAAAAATTAGGTGGTGTTGTAACTCCAATAAATTTAAAATCAGAAGATAGTATTTTAAGAAAAGTAAATGATGAAGAAGGCGGTAAAGTAGATGCAATAAAAGATGCAGTCAGAAATACGGTAGTAATTGACTCCAATAATATAGAATCTGCAAGAAGTTTAATTGCTTCTGATCCAAGATTTAGTGCAGAGAATGGAGGTAGAATAAAAATTCAACAAGGAGATCAATATTTTGGATATTCAGGAACTATTGCCAATTTTAAAACCGAAAATGGAACAATTGCAGAAATGCAAATAAATACTCCAGCTATGATTTACGCTAAAGAAAAAGAATCAAGCGCAAGATCAGTTTTAGGAGATAAAAAATATAATGAAATTGCAAGTAAAACGGGATTGCCTGGAGGCCAAGGCCATAAGCTTTATGAAGAAATAAGATTATTAAACGCAGAGCGCCCAACGGTAGCAAATGCTAAAAAACTTGAAGACCTTAAATCTCAGTCAATAAATTACTATAAAAACTTTTCTTTTTAAATAAAATTTTATATATTGTAGATATGAGTGACTTAACAAATTTAATAGAACGCTTAAATAGCGAACCAGTTTTTATGCTTTTAGAAAGCGAAGAATTGGTAATTAAAAGTCTTCCACAAAATGCTAATCTTATAGCTAAAAGAAAAGGCGGTGCAGAATACAACTTAGCATTCAACACCGACTTAGCAATGGAGACAATTTATCAAGGTGGGAAAGAGATCAGCGAGGCTGAATATAAAAGTTATTAATCAGTTTTAAAAAGCTTTTTAATTTCTTCAATTAAATCATTATATTTTTTATCGAGCAAAATCCTAATAAATAATGGGTTTTGCTCTTTGTATTTAGCTAACTTTCTATTGTTGCCATTCTTAATACTTTCTAAAATATTTGAGTATCTATCACATAGTTTTAAAAAAATTGCTAAATCATCCAGGGCAATTTTATTAAAATACTTTTCCAAGTTAGATTCGTTCTTAGTAAGTAATTTTACTATTAATAAAATCCTTGGATTTAAGGCTCTTAAAATTTCATCTTGGGTACATAGTGTATCTTCAAGGATATCATGTAAATAAGCGGCACAAATAGCCTCTTCTTTTAAATTCTCAGGAATCATGTAGCTATATAATTTTACTAATTCTACAACTGATTCCAAATGATAAGAATATTCATGTAACCCATATTTTTGATTTTCATGATAAGCGAAAGCCAGTTGCCTGGCTCTCTGAATTAATTGACTTTCCATATTTTCATTTTTAAGCATACCAACTGCAATAAACTCCACGCTCTTCATTTTCATACTTTTTAATAATTCCGTGGCTACTTTTTAAATAATAACTGGGATTTCCATTACTAACCCAAGCGCTGACATTTTTTCTGATTGGTTTCCCGTAGAAACTATTTTTAACTGGAGCAGTTAATCCAGCCATGCTGCTATAACCCTCACTTGGAATCATCTTTCCGTTAATCGGTTGAAGTAACACACTTTTATTTTTTACTTCGATTACCTGGTAGAAGTCAATATTAGTCTGATCATATCCCCAACTATCATACATAACATCTCCAACGCAGTAAGGATTATTTTCAAGCGCTCTTTTTTTCTCTTCTCTTCTTGCAACTTCATGAGCCTTAATTTCTAACCGACGTGCTAAATCTTTGTCAAGCCAAGCCATCATTTGATCAACACTACTGAATCGATAATTGAAAATTGGTTTTGCATAAATGCTTTTTCCTCTTAAGTTTCGGCCAAAAGCACTTTTAGTTTCTAAGTTAATCTCAAGACCGACATTAACACTGGCATAATTACTGATTAAATTTTTCATAATGATTGAGTTTAAGTTTATTAATTAATGTGACCGTTTTGTTGAATTTGATTGTTGACAATTAATTGAACAAGCAATGCGAAAATTAAAACTAAATAGATCATTTTTTTAAAGGTTTAAGTTGATAACTGATTACTGAATAAAAGTACGAATAAATTTTAAATAATAAAACTTTTTTTAATTTTATTTTTATTGGGCTAAATATTAATTAGCCCAATAATTTCTTCTTCTGATTTTCCATTATTCAATGCCTCAAAAATAATTTTGAGATTTTCAACGGCATAAAATTTGTGAATAAAAGCAAGACTCTTTTTTTGATTTCCTCTACTTTCAACCATTGCAAAAGCATAGGCATTTGCCATACTTGGCTCAAGCCAGTTTAATAATTTGATCTGACTTTCATTAAGTCCATTACGATCTTGGCGATTTGCATTATAAAAAACATTGTAAGCCGCACCGTAGGCAAGTTCTTTTTTTAAAGCATTCATATTTTTAAAGGTTTAAATAGTAGCACACTGACTACATATCAAAGATACAAATAATTATTAAATAAAAAAACTTTATTTAATTTTATTTTTATAAACGATAAACTTTTTTTATAACTCTATTTATAATCAAACAATAGTAAAAACAATTTATGAACGTTTCAGAAGCAATTGAAAAAATTAAAGTTATGTTAGCGGATAATTCCGTTCAACAAACTGAAGAAATTGCACCTGAGCCAGCGACTCAATTGGTATTTGAAACTTACGACCTTAAAGATGGTAGTAAGATTGACTTATCAAGTTTAGAGATTGGTGCAGATGCTATGCTTGTTGACGATTCAGGTAACTCAGTTTCTGCTCCCGATGGCGAGTATGAATTAGCTGATGGTACTATGATGACCGTTGCTGGTGGTAAAGTCGAAGGAATTGAAAGTCCAGTAGGCGAACTTCCAACTTCAGAAGAAGCTCCTATGGAAGCCGATTCTCAATTTGATGAAATGAATGCTACTATCACTTACTTGCAAGCCGAGAATGAGGCATTAAAAAACAAGTTAGGTGAATTAGAAAGCAAGTTTAATCAAGGATTTAGCGAAATGTTAAGCGTATTGGAAGGATTTTCAAAGACTCCAGTTGCTGACCCAATCCAAAATCCAAAAAACAACTTTAGAATTGTAGAGCCTAAGGCTGACAAAATCGAAAGATTCTTACAAAGAGTAAAAACTTTAAATTAAAAATTTTAAAAAGAAAAAATTATGGCATTTGTTGTAAGTACATTAACGGATTACGCCAAAGAAAACGAAGCATTATTAGTAACATCTTCAGTTCTTGGCTCTAAAACTGCTACTTTGATTAAGTCTCAAGGAAACGTTTTAGTTGGAGTAAAATCTTCTGAGAAAATTGGTATCATGGATACTGATGCTTTCTTTCAAGATGATAGCGATTGCGGTTTCAACGCATCAGGTACAACTACTTTCACTCAAAGAAGTGTAACGGTTGGTAAAATTAAAGTACAAGAGGCGCTTTGTCCAAAAGGATTAGAGTC